TAATGGTAATGGAGGGCTTGGCGATAGTACCGTTACAAATAAAAGTTCTCCAGTTCAGACCATTGCTGGTGGAACAAATTGGAAACAAGTTGCTGGTGGAACTCTTCATACCGCAGCAATAAAAGACGATATGTAAAATATTTACACCCATTAACTACGCATATAAATATCTTAAACTATAACATGAGATATTTATATGAACAAACAATACTACTTCATTTCTGGGTTACCACGTTCTGGGACAACCCTTTTATCGACTATTCTAAACCAAAATCCAAAATTTCAAGCATCAATATCTGGTCCTCTTGCTAGATTTACTAGAGCAATAATTGAACAATCTTCTGCTATGTCTGGGTATAGACATCAATGTCCAGCAGAAAAAAGAAAAAATATAATTCATGGCATTTTTGATAATTATTATGATGATCCATCTAAAGAAGTATTTTTTGACACAAATCGCGGTTGGACATTACTTACTCCATTTTTAAAAGATTTATACCCATATACAAAACTTATTATTTGTGTAAGAGATTTAAATTGGGTTCTTGATTCTTTTGAAAATTTATATAGAAAAAATCCATACGATAAAAATTTAATGATTCCTGATGATTATGCATCAACAGTATATTCAAGATGTGATTATCTAATGAGAGAAGATTCTACAGTTGGGTTTGCATATCTTGGATTAAAACAAGCTATAACATCAGCAGAGAAGAATATGATCATGTTAGTTGAATATGAACAACTTTGTAAAAACCCTGCTGGTATGATGACAGCAATTTATAATTTTATTGGACAACCATATTATCAACACGATTTTAATGATGTTGAAACATCATATGACGAATTTGATGATGATGTTAATGTAAAAGGATTGCATACAACAAGAAAGAAAATAGAATGGATAGAACGTCCTACAATTTTACCGCCAGATATATTACATAAATTTAGTGATATGGAGGTTTGGCGATGAAAAAGACTATATCATTTGTAACCCTTGGGCTACAATTTAACGGCAATTCTTTAATTGAAAAATCTCTAGGTGGTTCGGAATCAGCAATGATTTATATGGCTAGAGAACTCTCATATTTAGGAAACGATGTTACAGTTTATTGTGATTGTGATAAACCTGGAATATATGATGGTGTTGATTATAGAAGTTATGTTCAATTTAATAATGATGAAAAATGTCAGACTGATGTTTGTATTGTATCCCGATATACCGAATTTTTAGCAAAACCACTGGATTCAAAATTAAATATTTTGTGGACACATGATATTTTTATTGATAATCCAGAACTTTCTATATCGGTTGCTGATAAAATATTTTGTCTATCAGAATATCATAAACAATTCTTTAAAAATTCGTATAATTTAGAAGATGATGCATTTTGGGTAACATCCAATGGATTTGATAAAAGTTTAGTTTCTGATACAATACCATTTGAACAAAAGAAAAACAACTATATATATTCTGCAAGATTTGAACGTGGACTAGTTAAACTTTTAGAAGATATTTGGCCAAAAATAGTTGATAAAAATCCAGAAGCAAAATTACATATTTGTGGATATCAAAATGCAATGGCAAATTATCAATCAGGTGATATGTTTTATGAAGTATTCAAAAAGTCAAATGAATTATTAAAATCATCAAAAAATATAATAGATAATGGAACATTAAGTAAAAAAGATTATTATTCTCTATTGAATCGCTGTGCTTATATGATTTATCCGACAGATTGCAAAGGTGAAACATCATGCATCAATGCTATGGAAGCGCAAGCATCTGGTTGTTTAGTTATGACAACTGATGATTATGCATTAGCAGAAACTGTTAAATCTGATACAAAAATTCCGCATGGTGATAATTATGATCAAGAATTTATAGCATTGTTTGACAAATATCAAGACAAAACTTACGAACAAGAAGTTTTAAAAGCAAAAGAATTAATACAACCTTATGATTGGAGTAATGTTGCTAGAACTTGGAATGATAAAATTGATTCTATGTTTATTGAAAGAAGTAATAATAACAAACAAGCGATTTTAGATCAATTAGAAATTTATTCTGATTTAGTAGCAGCAAAAGAACTGTCTGGAGATAAAAAATATTATGATTTGATTGACATTTGTAATTTTGATAATATTGAAGATCACAAATATATTGATGGTGGTAGAAATTCCTGTGAAAGAATCAATATTATTGTTGATGAAATAAAGTATATTGTCAAAGAACATAATTACAATTTAAATGTATTAGACTTAGGTTCTTATGATGGGTGTGTTTCATTACCATTATTAGAAAAATATTCGTTGTATATAAACAATTTGTATGCATATGATTATTGTCAAGATGCATTAGATAATTTTGAAAAAACATATAAACCACAGTACAATCAAATCATTACTATTCGTGATAATGTATTAAATATTGATCAATATGAGTTAGATGCAAATGTTGTTATTGTTGCTGAATTGATGGAACACATTGAAGATACTATAACATTTTTGAACAAATTAATGACTTTGGTTAAAAAGAAATGTACTTTTATTTTTACTACTCCAGCTGGTCCATGGCAAAATTTAGATAAAGACAATAAACATATAGAACATTTGCACCATTTCGAATTAAACGATATTAAAACCATATTTAAAGAAACAGATTTAACTATTAAAGCAATTAAAGATAAACAACAAGGCAGAAGAGGAGAACCGATCTATCATTGGGTATATCATTTTACAGTAGAACCTGATAACATACCAACATTTCACAAACCTGATTACCAAGATAAGTTTATCAAAACTCGTCCATATAAAAAGATATCTGCTAGTATGATTGTTAAGAATGAAGAAAATAACTTAGCAAGATGTTTAAAATCAATCTATAATTTAGTTGATGAAATAATTATTGTTGATACTGGTTCTACTGATGATACCAAAAGAATAGCATCAAAATATACTGATAAAATTTATGATTATAAATGGGAAGAAGATGATGGATTAGGTAACTTTTCAGCGGCTAGAAATTATGGCATAGAAAAATGTACTGGCGATTATATACTTTGGATGGATGCTGATGAAGAATTGATTAATGGTAAATTATTATCACAATTTATAACTTCTGACTATTACAATAGTATATTAGTCAGTCAAAAACATTGTATTGTATATGGAGATAAGAATGAATATGATCCACCATATCACGATAGATTGTTTAAAAATAATGGAATATATTTTACTGGGGTAGTTCACGAATATCCAACAACAGATGAAGGTTGGATCAGTAAATGTTTATTCCAAGATATTGCATTCATTGCTCATTATGGAACAATTAATAGACCAGTAAGAAATGAAAAGATTGAAGATCGTTACTATGATTTGATTATTAAAAATTATAGACAAAGACCAGATTTTACTATGGCACAATATTATTATATGGGTTTATTATGCGCAATTACTCAAAAACATGGCGATTTATCAAAACTTGACGAGATCTTTGATTTATGGTATAATAAGTTAATTCCAACAGAAGATCCTTGGTTATTAAAAAATGGTGCAAATTTTATACAAGGACTATATAAAACATTGTATGCAAACGAAGTTGGTAATTTAGAATTAAGACAATTTCAAAACGAGTTAGGCAATACTATAGAAATTGTAGCAAAATCTGATGACGAATTTAACTTGTTTTTAGATATATTTTCGCATAGAAAAATAACTAGATGAGTTTTAAAGAATGCGGGTCATGTACAGCATGTTGTGATGGTTGGCTAACTGCAAATTCATATGGCAATCCTTTTGGGAATGGCAAATCTTGTTTGTTTTTATGTAACAAGAATTGTTCTATATATAATACTCGACCAAAAGATTGTATTGATTATCAATGTGCTTGGTCACAAGGATTATTTCCGGATTGGATGAAACCCACAGAAAGCAATGTATTAATTTCTATAGAAATTGCAGATAATAAACAATATTTAAAAGTAATTGAAATGGGTGTACCAATTTCAGACCAAGCATTAGATTTTATTAAAACTTGGGTAAAACAAAACGATACATATTTTATAATAATAGGTGATAAAAATGAAAATTAACATAGGTGGTGGATTTAAACGTTATGATGGATTTTTGAATTTGGATGCTGATCCATTAACAAATCCAGATTACTTAGTTAAATTAGGAGAAGATGTATTACCATTTGAGGATAATACTATTGATGAAGTAAGAGCGTATCATATTCTTGAACATATTGGACCTGGATTCTTTCAATTAATGAAAGAAATTTATAGAGTTTGTAAAGATACAGCAATTATTGATATTCAAGTTCCACATCACAGAAGCGAAGTTTGGTATGGTGATCCATCCCATGTTAGATTTGTTACTGTTGATAATATGAGATTGTTTAGTAAAAAATATAATAAATGGCATATTGATCAATGGAATAGTTCAAGTGGATTTGGTTTACCATTAAATGTTGATTTTGAAATTATAGAATATGATTTTATTGTCGATGATCATTGGAAACCTCGTTTTGCACAAATGACAGAAGAAGAAAGGGCTGAAGTTGCAAGAAATTTTAATAATGTGTATGGTGAAACACATATGAAATTAATGGTAATAAAAGATGCTTGAAAATCTAGTTAATTATCTAGTTGCACATGGCGAAAAAAGTCAGGCAATAAGTTTGCTTGATACTATGAGCAAACATGCTTGGAAATTTGAAGAATATGACGACCTTGCAAAATGTTATTTTAAACAAAAAATTTATGATAAAGCAATAGATTTTTCAGAAAAAGCATTAATAACAGCATACGTTAATACTAAAATTTGGACTGCAAGAGCTAATTTAATTAATGTGTATAATCATGCAAATCAACCCGAATTAGCATTAAAATATATCAAACAAGCAGAAATTTCTATACCTGATGATGTCGATACAAAATTAGAAAAAGCGTATTCGTATTTTTTGATGAATGAAAGGGACAAAGCAGAGGAAATTCTACATGATGTTTTATTAAACACCAAGAATTTATCGGAAGAATATGCTACTAAAATTAAGTTTAATCTTGGTACATATTACTTGTACAGAGACGAATTTCAAAAAGGTTTGAATTTATTCCTCGAAGAAGGAAAGAAATTAGACTATTGGCAAAAAGCCAAACTTCCATTCAAATATTGGGAAGGTGGGATACAACCAGGAAAGACTATAATTTTATTTGCAGAAGCTGGTATTGGTGATGAGATAATTAATGTGAGATTTATGAAGTATCTTACAGATTTTGGTATGAATCCAATATGGTTATCAGAAAGAAAGGATATAGCAGAGATATTTAATCGTAATGGATTTAAGACTATAACCAATAGAAAGGATATCCCGCAGGAAGAAGGATTGTTGTGGACTTATCCAATGAATATGCCAACCTCATTAAATTTAGATTATACTAATCTATGGTATGGACCATACATCAAATCATCTGATGCATATGATGCAAAATACGAATGGATGAAATCTGATAAAAAGAAAATTGGTATTAGATGGCAAGGTAATCCAGATTATGATAATGACTTGCATAGATCAGTTCCATTAAAGGAAATCTATGAATCTGTTAAACATATAGATGCTGAATTTTATAGTTTACAACGCGATGTTGGTCTGGAAGAAATTGATGATTTTCCAGGATTAATTCCAATGCATGACTATATGAAATCTTTTGATGATACATTATCTATAATTAATAATTTAGATTTGGTTATTACTACTTGTACATCTGTTGCACATGCATCAGCAAGCATGGGAAAGAAAACTTTTATATTCATTCCTATATCTGCCTATTATACATGGTCACATTCAACAAAACAAAGTCCATGGTATGGTGATAGCGTTACATTATTACGCCAACAAAAACCAAGAAGTTGGAATGAACCATTACTAGAACTTAAAGAAATTTTATGATATACACATTTGGGGATAGTTTTACTTGGGGATGGAACTTTTTTATTGATTCTGATATAAACGAAGAACAAAGAAAAGAATTAATTTGGCCTAATGTAATATCTCAAAAATTAGAAATGCCATTAACCGATTTTTCTCTTCCTGCCTCAAGTAACTGGCGGATTGCTAGAAAATTACAATCAATTCCTTTAACAAAAGATGATATTGTATTAATAGGTTGGACTGCTCCATCAAGGTTTGAATTTGGTCTTGCTGATGATTATGATATTACATCAAATCATCCAGATATTAATTATAGAATAACGGATTTAAATGAAGATGATGATGGTATTAGAACAAAACGAATGTCATATCATCTAATGGATTCTACTACCTGTCAATATGCCAAACAATTTATGTGGGGAGCATTTGGTCCATTTAATTCTAGTATATGGTATCAAGAAATGTTTAAAGTAATGTTTACTTCTTGTCAACAAGTATTAAATAAATCTGGTTGTAGATGGTTAGCGTTTGATGTATGGTGCGACCAATGCGATAATGGATACTTTATAGAAGAAGAAAGATATATTTTAAGAGGAACCAATTTATTAAATGCTTCCAGAGGAATCAAAGGTAAAAAAACCGATAAAGAATATTGGAACAAAGAAGAACATATTACTGTAGCAGATTTATTAATAAAAGAGTTGGGATATGAATTTAATAATACTTGATAATTTTTTACCTTATCCTAACGTTGTTAGAACTTGGGCATTAAACCAAAAATACTATTCATCAAAAGAAATTAGTGAGATCAATAATGGAGAAAATACTTGGCCAGGATTACGAACTATTAATGTTAATGAATTAGATATAGGATATGCTGATATGGTATTATCTAGAATTTCATATCTCGCTCAATCTACATTTGGGTTAACTGAAAATTTATCGATTAGAAGTAGTTTTCAATTAACTAAGGAGATTGATGGCGATAGTTGGATACATATGGATAATGATGTAGAGGTTGCAGGAATTTTATACTTAACACCAGATGCGCCCATCGATGCTGGGACTACAATTTATACAGGCCATCCTCATGTTGCAAGGGATATTATTGGTAATGTATTTAATCGACTAGTATTATATAAAGCAACCGAATTTCACAAATCTACAAAATATTTTGGTAATACCAATGAAAACAGTAGATTAACCCAAGTATTTTTTATTAATCAAACATATAACTAAACTTTTACACACTGTATATATGGAATGTAATTAGCATTATAGTTAGTACACAGGCATTCATATCAACAAAATCAAAGAAGTTGGAAAGAGCCGTTATAAGAACTTAAAAGTTGATTACAAAAAAGATGGGCAAATTAATTTACCCATCGTATTAAATCAAATTTTAGTTGTCGATTTGGATTTGTAGAGTGTTAGCTGAGAAAGTTGGAGCAGCATCACCAGAGTTTATAGTTTTTGCTTGTGTTAGCTGTCCATAAAATAATGTATTTCCTGTTCCTACAGTTGCAGTATCAAGAAGTACGAAAGAATTAGCAATTCCCCAGTTTCCTGTAGGCGCAGGAAATGTTATTGCAACATTATTTGAAACAGTACCATTTGAACCCACAGAAGCAACACCTTGAGCATAATTTGTTCCCATCCAACTATTTAAATTTGATGTTAATTGTACTCTTGCATAACTGCCTGTCGCTGCAAATTCAGTAATATTCGCGCCTGTGTTAGAATCTGTCACAGGTGTTGTTGTTAATGCAACCCAAATGTTGCTTATTGTTGGTAGCGGTTGTCCTCTAAAAATTGCGTCCACTACTTTGTTTTCTAAATAATCCGACATTGCAGCCATTTTGTAACTCCTAAATTAAAATTGATTTTATATGTATTTATACTATTTATAATATTATATTGCTTTATTAACTGCTATTGAGTTTCCTGATGCTATATCTACAATATTTAATCTACCGTATGGCCATGGAGATGTTACAGTAGTAAAAGCAGTATTTGAATTCGCAGTAGTAAGTGGAAGAGTTGCTAAATCCACCCAATGTGCTTGATCTGTAGACGCTTGGATTTTAACATTCGCAGTTCCACCAGTAGAAAATGCTTGCAATATAACACTAGGTGGATTTGTTGTTTTAAATGTAAACGGTTGTTGTGGTCCAGTTAATCCAGAACCAAAATTCGGTGTAATAGCAACAACTCTAGTACCATCATATTGTTGGTTAGAAAACGCAATTACTGCATTATTTCCAGATACTGATGCGACTGTATCAGCATATCTAGAATCATTATTTATGAAATATAATGTTAATGTATTATTCGCTAAAAGATATGGATTTGTGTCGAATACTATCGTAGTATTAGCAGCATAATATGTGCCACTTATGTTTCTAGAAATCTCAGTAATCATTATGTTGATCCTTAGTAAAAATGTTATGTATTTAATACTTATTTATAATAACTAAATAGTCTAAAATGTTAATAAATACAATAATTTTAAAGAGGCGATTTAATGACAACAGGTTATTATGAAATAGATTATACTCCTGGAATAACAATAAATTCCAATTTACAACTTGGAAGTAATGTCTCATTTAATTTAGATGGAACTTTTAATCTTGATGGTAATCCTGGATCATATGGTCATATATTGGTATCTATGGGAGCGAATGTTGCTCCAACATGGATGTCAATGTCCAGCAGTACATTAGCTAATAATTCGATTATATTAGGAACTTCTTCTCTTGTATTAGGAAGTACAATTCCAAGTCTTGTTGGTTTGACTAACTTGGGGATTGGGACGAGTAGTCCTGCAGCCACAGCACATGTAGTAAATCAAACTAACTCTGGATGGCGTTATGACCAATATAATGATGGCGATGGGACAAATTTCATAAACTATAGGGCTAGAGGAACAATAGCTCTTCCGACCGCTGTTCTAACTGGTGATAGATTAGGGTCATTTCTAGCTGGTGGGTATGGCACATCCGGATTTTTAGGAATGAATGGTGGTATGTCCATTTTTGCAGCCGAAACTTTTGGTGTTTCTAATGGTGGAACATATTTAACTTTTGGAACTAGTGCTATCGGGACAAATCCTGCTGGTGGTGGCACAGAACGCATGCGTATCGACTCCTCCGGCAACGTGGGGATTGGTACTGTTCCATCAGCATGGGCAACTCCGTCAAAAGCTATTCAGGTTATTGGAGCAGGGTTATTTAACAACAATAACACAACTATTCTTGCGTCAAATGTTTATCGAGCCGCAAGTTATGTGCCAACATATTACAGCACAACCGTCGCTGGAGAAATGGGGTTTAATATTAATGGGGTTGGAGAATGGACTTTTTCCAATGCCCCTGCTGGAACTACTGGAACTACATGTCCATTAACCGAACGCATGCGCATCGACTCCTCCGGCAACGTGGGAATTGGGACGAGTTCGCCAACAACTAAATTATCAGTAGCGGGAAACCTAACTCTAAATGCTAAATATTCAGCGTGGAATAGTGCCGCAACAGTACTCCAGTGTGGTACAGGTTCTGTTTGGACTAACTCAAACACTACAGGTTTTAATGCTAATTTATATTATGACTCGACATACACTAAACGGGCAATAACCACAAATTATTGCGGTGAGTTAGTGAGCTCATTAGTTGGGGTTGGCGGTTGGGATTTCAACGTGTCTGGCGTTACAACGGCTGGAGCTGTTGTAGCTATGACCACTGCTATGCGCATCGACTCCTCCGGCAACGTGGGGATTGGATACTCTAATCCAAGCGCATATGGAACTTTAGCTGTAAATGGTTCCGGATACTTTTCTGGAGCATTGACCTCAGCATCATTAACATTAGGGACTCCTCTTGGACTATCTTCTGGTGGTACAGGTGTAACAAATCTTCCTGATCTTAGAACTGAAATATATCCAGGATCACCAACTCCTGGTTATGTATTAACAACAGGCGGAGCAGGGTCTTTTTATTGGGCAGCACAAACAGGAGGTGGATCAACTCCTGGAACAACAATAAACTCGACTTCATCTGTCACCGCAGCAACAGCAAACCAAGTAGCATTTACAACTCCTACATATGTTCCTGGAGCAAATCAATTGCGTGTTTATATAAATGGTGTTAGGCAGTTTCCAACAGAATATGTTGAAACAAATAGCACTACTGTTACATTAAATGATGGTTGTGTTGCTGGTGCTAAAGTATTCTTACAAGTTGATGGATATATTAATAACCCATATACATCTAGTACGGTTTCTTTTGCTGCGCCTTTTTCTGGAATTTCTTCTGGACAAAATACTGTACAGCTTGCAATTCAAGATTTAGAAATAAGAAAAGCTACAATAGCAGATCCATCTTTTACTGGTACAGTTACTGCCAACAACACATCTTACACAGGTACGCTTACAGGCGGTACAGGCATACTGAACATAGGTTCAGGTCAGGTTTATAAAGATGCTTCAGGCAACGTGGGGATTGGGACGAGTAGTCCTTATCCAAACTCTCTTACTTTATCTGGAAATAAGTATCCAGTAATGGGATCAGATGGTTCTTTTCTTGGTGGTGGTGTTTATTGGGATTCTGGATGGAAAAATACAGTAGCATCTCAAGGCGGTTGGGCAATAAGAAACACTAGTGGGGTATTTACTTTATATACTGGAACTAATGCTGGTATAGCGGGTAGTATTTCTGCTGATTTTGTCGAAAGACTTAGAGTAGATAATACTGGTAGGGTTACTATGCCTTATCAACCTGCTTTTAATGCCACCACTACCACCTCAAATGCCTCAGGAACAGACATTACTTATACTTCGGCAGTGTTTGATATTGGTAGTAATTTAAATTTAGGTACAGGGAGATTTACCGCACCTGTGGCGGGTACATATTTCTTTAGATATCATCAGTTGGCCAATAATGCAGCTGCTGGCGAATACAGAACTGCTATATATGTAAATGGAGCAGGATATGGTGGATTACGATTTATCACACAAAAGGCTGCGAATGTTTGGTGGACTTTAATTGCTGAAGGTCATGTAAAATTAGCCGTAAATGACTACGTTACAATAAGATTTGAATCAGGTCCAGGTGCTATGTACACTGATGGTAATTATGCCAGTTTTACTGGTCACTTAATAGGATAATAATATGATATACACAATAGAGTACACAGAAGCAGAAAATATAGCAATGGGTTATGTTACAGCCTCAGTTGATGAATGGATACAAAATGCCGCGCATGAAAGAGCAAGAATTGCTATTGATGAGATAGTTAAAATTGCTGTAGAGAAGTTTCTTGAACAAGGCTCTACAATTCCTAGCAGTAAAGAAGAAATTGTTGTAGCGGCATTTACAAATAATTGGGTTCAAACTGTAGAGCAGAGAAATGCAAACTCAGTTATTGTACCAACTCCTGTTAATTAAATCACTCACAGCCAGATTGGAAGTTTTTGAAACTAAGTAAAACACAATTAATGGTGCCAATGATGTCCGTGCCCATATCCATACATCGGATATGATGGATAACTATAAATTCCATAATTATAATTTGGATAAGTATATCTTGGATACGAATATACAGGATATTGATAGCCTACAGAATAATTTGCTGGAACATATGCAGTACAACCTGTAAGAAATAAAACAACGAATAGATTAATTATTTTCATTCTGAATCCTCTGATTCTGTGTCAAGAAGTTCACACAAAGAATTAATGGTAATTTTGACTTTTGTATCAAAATCATCAGAAGTTGACTCTGCTATATTAATGCAAGTATTTAGTGTATCCCAATTGTCAATATGTATCATTGATAACATAATGTTAAATTCTCTATTATACATTGCTGATTCTGCAACAATACTTAATAATGCATCGGTTTCTAAAATACTTGATTTAAAATCTGTATCATCAGTTGAAATGTCTACAAATTCTCTATCTAAAAGAATCTGTCCTGAATAATCGGTATCTTTTATAAAAATGTATCGACCTAACCTACGATTTTCTAATTGCGCTCCAAATAGAAATGGAACAACTGTTACATAATCATTCGCCTCAAAAAACCGTTTGTTGTTTCTATTTTTTTGTATCAAATTTTTAATCTGTCCAAACATAATTTATTCCTCATTATTGAAATTAAATATAGTATAACTGATTTGAAAATTAAATACAAGCACTTTTTATAAATACTAAAAAACATAGGAATTTGTATGGTAACAAAAGAATTAATACAAAAAATAGCACCAAATGCTCCAGAAAATATAGTTGATATTTTAAATATTATGTTACCAAAATATGGTATAGATACAAAAGAAAGGATTGCTTGTTTTCTTGGTCAAACTGCACATGAGTCTGGAGGATTTACAAAATTTACAGAAAATCTTAATTATTCATCAGAAAGGTTGTGTGTGGTTTGGAAAAAAAGATTTCCAACTAAAGCATCTGCAGAACCTTATAATAGAAATCCTGAAAAGATTGCAAATAAAGTTTATTCAAATAGATTGGGAAATGGTAATGAAGCTTCTGGTGATGGGTGGTTATATCGTGGCAGGGGTTGCATACAAACTACTGGAAAGGCCAATTACGAAAAACTAAGCAAAGCTATTGGTAAAGAATTATCAGAGTGTGTGGAGTACTGTGCAACTCTGGAAGGAGCAGTTGAAAGTTCTTGTGTCTTCTGGAAACAAAACAATCTAAATCGATTTGTTGATTCTAACGACTTTGAAGGACTAACAATTGCAATTAATGGTGCGCTTCTTGGCTACACCGAACGAAAACAACTACGAGATTTATCTTTAGGATTATTATGAAAAAACTATTAACATTATTCCTGTTATTACCTGTATTGGCTTTAGGAAATCCTATCGATGACAAATGTCCAGAAAAGGTAATATGGGGAGCCCCTATTATAAAAGATGGAGATAATCAATATCTGTGTAGAAATGGATATGCTGTAAATTATTCATATAAAACAAAAACACCAATTTATGTTGTAGAACATATAACAAAAACTAATTTAATTGGGACAATAAAACGGCAAAATAATTTTCATGAAGATATAGAAATTCCTTATAATTATAGATCAAAATTATCAGATTATTCTGGAACAGTTTATGATAGAGGTCACCTTGCCCCAGCAGCAGATTTTGAATATTCCAAAGATGCTATGGATGAATCATTTTTAATGACAAATATGATGCCACAAAATAAAACACTAAATCGTGGAACATGGGCATATCTTGAAAGTTATGTTAGAGATTTAGCTCATTTAGATGATGTTTATGTAATAACAGGAACTATCTATAATAAAGGATATAAAACTATTGGGGAAGGTGTTGGAATTCCAGATAGCATTTATAAAGTCGTTATCCAGCCAAGTATAAATAAAATCGTAGTCTATAAATTTCCAAATACAGGTATTAATCTTAAAGATTTTAGAAAATATTTGGTTAGTGTTAAATCTATAGAAAAAACAACTGGATTGAATATTTCGCCTTTGATACCAAAAAATCTTGTCGATTTGGAAAATTAAAATATATCAGGGACGGATATAAAAGCGAGGATTAAAAACCCTCGCTCCAAGGATGGATCTACATCATACCATTCATACCAATATCAACATTATCCTCTGGGATAATACCAACCATAACTTCAGTAGTTAACAATAAACCAGCAATAGATGCTGCATTCAATAGCGCAGTTTTTGTTACTTTCGCTGGGTCAATAATACCAAATTCAAACATATCGCCATATTCGCCAGTCGCTGCATTATAACCATAATTACCACATTCTGATTTAACTTTGTTTAATACAACAGAAGCTTCTTCACCAGCATTACTAACAATAGTTCTTAATGGTTCTTCAATTGCTCTGCGGATGATAGCAATACCAACATTTTGATCTTGATTAGCACCTTGTAAAAATTCTAGGGCAGGAAGAGCTCTAATTAAAGCAGTACCACCACCAGCAACAATACCATCCTGAACAGCTGCACGAGTAGCATAAAGAGCATCTTCAACACGATCTTTCTTTTCTTTTAATTCAAGTTCAGTTGCTGCACCAACTCGAATTACTGCTACACCGCCAGCTAATTTTGCTAATCTTTCTTTTAATTTTTCGCGATCAAAATCAGAAGTAGATTCATCAACTTGTGCTCTTAATAAAGCAACTCTTTCTGAAATTTTATCTTCATCTCCAGAACCATCAATAATCGTTGTAGTATCTTTTGTGATAGTGATACGTTTCGCGGTTCCTAATTGTTCAACCGTTGCTTTATCTAAATTTAAACCGATATCTTCAGTTAATACAGTTGCACCTGTTAAAATTGCAATATCTTCTAAAATTGCTTTTCTTCTATCACCAAATCCAGGAGCTTTTACTGCAGCAACTTTAACAACACCTCGCATATTATTAACGACTAATGTTCCTAGAGCTTCTCCTTCGATATCTTCTGCAACGATTACTAAAGAACGACCTTGTTTTGCAACATTTTCTAGAACAGGTAATAATTCGCGAATATTTGAAATTTTCTTGTCTGTTAGAAGAATATAAGGATTATCTAATTCAGCAGTCATTGTATCTTGCTTATTAGAAAAGTATGGTGATAAATAACCTCTATCAAATTGCATACCTTCTACAACAGTTAATTCATGATGAAAACCAGTACCATCTTCAACGGTGATAACACCCTCTTGACCAACTTTATCCATCGCCTCTGCAATAATATATCCGATCAATTCATCAGAGTTTGCAGAAATTGTACCTACTTGTGCAATAGATTGTGTATCAGTACAAGGAATGGCTGATTCTTGAATAGCTTCGATTGCTGCAGCAACAGCTAAATCGATACCACGTTTAATGTCCATAGGATTAAATCCAGCAGTAACTGATTTCAAACCCTCATTGACAATAGATTGAGCTAATACAGTTGCAGTTGTAGTTCCATCACCAGCAACATCTGCTGTTTTTGATGCTACTTCCTGGACAATTTTTGCCCCCATATTTTGGAATTTTCCTTCCAATTCAATTTCTTTAGCTACAGAAACACCATCTTTAGTAATTGTTGGAGCACCAAATCCTTTATCTAAGATAACATTTCTACCTTTTGGTCCCAATGTAACTTTTACAGCATCCGCTAATACATTAACACCCTCAGCCATTAATACACGTGCATCGTTTCCAAATTTTACTTCTTTTGCCATTTTTATTTCCTCTTAAAGTTTAACTAATGTTACAACTTACTTCCAAATCTCTTTTGACAATTTGGAGATTAAATTACTTCCAATTCTTCAGCTTCTAGAATTGCTACAATATCTTCTTCTAAAACAATAAAAAGTTCATTTTTTACTTTTTTTGCTTTAGACCAATCAAGAATTACTGTTTGACCAAGTTTAACTTCTTCAACTTGTTTTCCAAGTCCCATAACTTTTGCATAGGTACTTTCTTCAGTATCAACACCCTGAATCAATCCAGAATATTCTTGTTTTTGTTTTAAAATCAAAACATTTTTATTTAAAACTATCATTTTATTTCCTTTCTTTAATTGAAAAACTTTATCTCTTTATAGACAATAAAACCCTTTAGGCAACAAGCCTGTAACTATTTAGTGTTATTTTCCATATAAAATTTGTAGAACATCAAAACAAATATCATCGACTGGATGATGTTTGACAACTACATTTTTATCCCATATTCCAGGGTATTTTTCTGGATCAATTTCAGCATAACCTCTAGCCCCAGTTTCTGTGTTAAAATCAACAAATGTTCTAACATCTCTATAATTCCAAAATGGAAATAATCTTTCAATTCTCATAGCATTAAATAAAGAATCTATTGCTACTTGATCAATTGAACCTCGAACCCATACAATATCTTTGTCAGGTTTTTTTGATTGCTCTGTTTTATATTTCTTAAGAATAATTGCAGCTTCAAGAGCAGTTAGATCAGATTTTTTTGGAGTAAAAGAAGCGTCTCTTGCAATATCAGATTGTATTTTCCACCACTCTAATGTATCTTTATTTAAAGTTCTTTTGTAATTATCAATCTGATCTTTAGCAGATAATTTTACAAATATTGAATCTCTATATAAAGATTCCCATGTGTGATCGTCTCGAGTTTCGTCAAAATACACAAGAGCAACAGAAAGAATGACAGTTGTACTTTCAACCGATAAACTTTCAATATCCAGACAGAACATAATTAATTCCTTGTTGCTATTTGGTGTTGAAGCACTAAATTTGATTTAAAATTCTTTTCGCTTTCTTCAATTAATAACATTATTAATGTATCAGACACTTTCAATAAATCATCTTTATCTAATTCTGTCTGATTCTTCTTAGTTTTTAATTGAAGATATTTTAAATATAATGATTTTACATTTCTATTAAGATAATTTTTTTTCACAATAATTCCTCTAATGTGTTTGCAATATCTTTATCAAATCTGACACAAGAAAAAATTGGCAAAAATAAAGATTTTTTGTCAGAATTTTTATTTCCGATAATTTCGTTATATTTCACCTCAATAATTTTACCAACATAAGATTCTGGATCATCTCTTTCACCATTTAAGTGTTTAAATCCAGAACCAACTTTTACTTGTAGTAAACCATCAGAAGTTTCACAAATTAGACAACCTAACATACTTTCAAATTGAGAACCAACTGTTCCCATATCATAACCAATTACTCTTAAATCAGCAGTTGATTCATTTTTTAATTTTAAATAATCGTTGCTGCGTTTAGAAGACCAAGTTGCATTAGGGTTTTTAAGAATACATCCTTCTAGACCTTTAGCAAGATTTTCATTATATTGTTCAAATGCTTTATCTTTCGAATAAACAATTTTTGACTCAACGATTTTAATTCTATTAGTATTTTCTCCAACAACCTGTTGTAATTGAAAAAATCTATCAGAATATTTAATTGGACATTCTCCTTTAAGAAAGTCCTCATAAGGAATAATATCCCAAGCAACTAAATTCAATAATTCTGACTCTTCTTTAGAAATTGTTCCTTTAATAGCTTTATTAATTATACCAGAAGATGTTTTTCTATCAAGATCTTTTCCATCTTTTGAACACATTAATTCACCATCAAGAATGAAATGTTCTTGATTATCTACTGTAATATCTTCAAATGGTGTAATATCAATAGTTGAACCATTTCTAGTTGTAACAGAAATTACGTTACCTTGATCGAATTCAAAATTGATTCGACTTGAATCCTGTTTAGTTTGAATTATTTGACCAATAGACCAAACAACTTTCTTTTCAGTTTTCTCATTAAATTTATTACAAAGAAGAACAGGATAGTCTGGGATAAGTTTTGGCCAAACTTTATTGGCTAAAGATGCTCCTGTACCACATTTTAAATCGCGTTCAAGAACTCTATATAAAACTTCTCTATCATCTGTCTCAAGTAATGTCAATAATCCGCCAATATATTCTATAGCTTTATTGCCAGTAAATTTTCTAGATGCTATATTAGTTACTAACAAATCTAAAGCTAACGATAACTCAATTCTTTTTCCAGTTTCAAACGTCAAAGTTGGACGTTTTTTAATCCAGAATCGAATCTGAGTCGAATACGCTAAACGAAATACATCTTTTAGGGTTTCATTATCAAAATTCAGTTTGAGGAATTCAAGTTTTTGATTTGTAGAACCAGTTGTTGCCAAACGGTCTAATTTTTGCAATATACTCATGCTACACCCTTATCAGGTGGATATCCAACTGGATTGTTTGCATCTTCATCGGCAAGAAAAAGAATATAATCTTCTTCTTCTATAAGAGTGACAATTTCAAAACGATTAAATCCACATTGAATATAAATTGGTTTGTTCATTGACGAAGGTAATTCCTTGATCAATTGTTTGAGAGTTGGTGATGTCATAATTTTTTAAATGTTCTTCCACGTGTTGAAAAATTCATAGGTTTTTTAAATATAATCTCTTCAGTTTCGCCATTTTTAATATAACCAAAACATTTATATTTGTCATCTGACAATAAGTATGTGTGTAATATTCCAGAAGAAAACGATTTTGTAGTTTCTTGCATTTTTAACATAATATATCCCAAATTCAAAGTATAATATATTGTACTAAATTAGACGAAATATATCAAGCACTTTTTTTCCAATCAACAGAAACAATTAAAGATTTTTTATTATCATATTGAACAACTGCTATTGTTTTATTATCTTCAGATAAATATGTTGTGACATCATTAATAGAAAAATGTTTTCCTTTCCAATTTAATGCAGTTAGTTCTTCGTATAAATCCCATGTATTATATTTTTCAGAAACAAACATATTATTCTCCTATAAATCTTGGTCAAACCATTTTGTAAATTGGATTGTAGTTTCTTCTTGATGTCCATCTTCTGTAATCATTTCTGGAATATAAACTGAAATGCCAACAATATCAGGACCAAATTCTAATAACTCAACATTTACATCAAATTCTGCATTATATTTTTTTAATAAATTACTGAAATCTTTTCTAAAGTTTTCTTCTGTTGTCATAGGCATTAATCCTTAAATTAAGATAGATGCATCTTCCATGTAGTATTCTCTTTCTTTCCCTTCTGGAAGATCATCAAGGTAAAGGCTGGAAAATTTATTTCCTGACGTTATTTCTTTGTAATTATCCTGAAGAAATTTACTTACAAATCCTGGATAATCAAGCAGAACAGATTTGTCTGTTTTATAATAGTATTCAACACACCGTTCTATTCTTGCTGATTCCGTTTCTATAGAATCTGTATTTCTTTCTTTCTTTTGGTTTGTAAGAGAAGCTATAGCAAGAATTTTAAATGCTGCTTCCATGCCTTCTTGAATTGATTTTGTTTTCATGATAATTCCATATTATATAGTTAAAGAGTATAATATGATTATACTCTTGTTTAAATTAAAAATCAAGCACTGATAAGCTTATGCAGCCATATCAAGTAATGTTTTCTGAGTTTGTAATTTAATTTTCTCAGCAGTACCGTAGAAAGAATGCCAAAATTTTGCACTTTCAGTTTTCGATTTTATATTATTACTAAAATAATCTGTCACACCTTGAAGAGTGTTGTATAGAGTTCCTTGACCGAAATTTGAACCATTACCATATTTGTAAAGTTGCATAATATCATTAACTTTTTTAACTGTAGTTCCATGTTGATCTTCTGCAGAAACATCTTTGTTGTAAAATATTTCATTATAAATCTTACGAACATCAGAATCGGAAACAGTTACTGAAGCCAATTTACGCATATTCTCCATAAATTTTTCTTGAGATTCTTCAATTAAACCCAAATTTAATTTTGCACGATTTACATTAAATTCAGTAGAATGTGGAACCTTGACCATATTAGCTGATTTCTCGTCAATAGCCATAGTTAAGGTATTTGAACAAACTGTTCTAACAGAAGTTGTTTTAGCAGTTGTAGCCATCGAACCATCTAATGAAGTTGCCAATAAAAGATATCCAGTGATTTTATCTCCTTTAATTATTTCAATATCGTTTAGTTTGGCTGTAGCGAAGAATCGTTTACCGCCAAATAAAGAACCACATGATGACATCTCCATACCATTTTTATCTAAAAGATCAGCAAAAAAGTCCACAACTTCGCTTGGTTGAACGATTTTATAAGAATCGCTCACTACTGATAAAGGTGCGTTATTATCGCTGCGAAACAGTGCCATTTTATCAGGAAAGACTGTTGGAATATCATCGCGGTTGTTGAATAAAATAGGACTAGATACAGCTTCCCATTCTAAACCTGCTTCGCGTTTCCATTCAGTTAGGGGTGCATGTAAAGGAAGGACATTACCTTCTCCATGCCAAACACTTCCATGTTCAGCAACATAAGCATAATTCACACGGTCGTTAGAGTAGTCAAGATTTGCAGCCATAATATATTCTCCTTAAGAGGTTTTAAATTAATTTCAAAGTATGACTTATTATACTAAATCTGATGGAAAGTGTCAAGCACTTTACTTATTAAATATTTGAATTAAATTTATTCCTGAAATGACATAATCATAATTGCCAGAACCTTGTGTTGCAAGACCCACACCAGCAAACAATTCTAAATGTCTATTAAACATAACTGTTCCTTGTATGACCGTTCCAGAAACATTAGATCTTCCATCATAGAAATCTAAATTCAATTTTAATCGTTTCGGCCAAAGGATTGCTTCCATACCATACATCATACCCCAATATGAAGTCGTTGTTGTCAATGCTTGATTGGCATAATATGTTCCCATATGATATGCTAATCTATCTTTAATAAATTCATAATCATTATCAATAAAATAAAATTCGTGTAATGTAGAGGCATTAATTTTATTTGGATCCAAACTTTTTGACATTGGAAAAACTAATCCAGTTTGGGTTCCAAATGTTGTGGAAGAATTATTAAGAACTTCAGAAAAATAATTACAAGCAGAACCGCAATCTAAATTATCAAAAACATAATTATGTTTAAAAGTTTTATTGATGTTTATATAAGTATCATTTTCAAAATTTTGAGCTTGTTGGAGGTTTCCTGAATATTCATTTATATTCTGAGAAATTATTCCAAAATCCCATCCATGTGTTGAATAGTTTATAGATGGGTTGCCATATTGAGTTTGGTTATATTGATAAGAATCTTGTTCATAATTTATGACTAATCTATTTTTATCTTCGTCATTGTCTTCAATAGATAAAGTATTTGTAACAGGTCTAGATATTTTATGTCCGCCTTCAGCAAAAACTGTATTTGATAACAATAATAATATTAAAATTAGATATTTCATAATTTTTCTAAATTTCTTATATATCTTGTCATGTCATGATTAACAAAAAAATTTACTTCCCCTTTAGACAATCCAACAAAAAACCCTTTAATTCTGTCTTTGGCTATTTGTAGAGCTGTCATATTTGCAATATTTCCATCATGATCAAAATACATTAAAATTCCATGATGCCAATATGGGTATACTGGATTCCTTGTTATAATATCAGCATTATTAACCCATCTTACATGTAAAATGTTTAAAGAATTTAATGATTGAACATATTCTTTGTCTCCAACTTTCGGACTGCCGAATGTGTACAATAAAGGTTTTGGTAATTCTTTAAATCTGTGACATCGAATTGCTATGATTGTTGCCATAGCAGCACCTAAACTGTGACCAGTTAACCAAACACGTCTACTAGGCGCATATTTTAAAAATAAATCTCCAAGATCTCCCCAGATATTGTTTACCTTTTCTTTAAATCCAGCATGAACGTGTCCAATACCATAATTACTTGGTACCAATGCAAATTTAATATCAGAAATTATATCTGCAAGTTTTGTTGGTCTAGTTCCTCTACAAACGACAATTACATCAGTATCATTATACAAAAAATATGCTTGACTGTTATTTTTGTTTATGCAAATACTTTTATAGCCAAATTTTTCAAAAGATTGATTGTCATTATATGCAAGATTTGAAAGTTTAGCAAATAATAATGATATTGATGCAGTCGATTTATGTTCTAACATCATTTAATACCATGAGTATCTTTCCCTTTAAGAGATTTTCTTAAAGTTTTAAACCAAAGTTTTTTCTCTTTCACTGTATCGTGTTCTATACACGCTTTGTACATATTTTTAATAATTTTTTTAAGTTTCATTTATCAATCCCAATGGTGCTGAAAATATTTTCCAAAAAGTCTAAACCCATTATCAATACGTTTTTGATATTCTTTCATACCATCATAATCGCATTTATATGTATCTTTTGGACCTCGTATAATTTGACTTAAACCATTTTCACCTTTTATTATATCTAAGTCATGTTCACCAGTTCTAAACTGGTCTTCCCAATCAGTAATTAAAGATTGAAAAGCAAATATTTCTTCATCAAGAACCCATTCCCATCGTTTATGGAAATTTTCGTCAGTATCCCATTCACATTCGACTCTTGGAGCGTTCATTGATTTTAAATGGTAAGGAACATCTTCATCATCAACAAAAGGGGATCCTTGTTTACCCTCTTTCAATTGTTTTAACATCGGTAGGATAATAGGAGCTAACGTCGTGTCCATAGACCAAACATCCCAAGGATCAATTTTTATATAATTAATTCTTGGGTGAATAAAATCTAGAAAATTCTGATTCCATTCACAAATAGTTTGTAACCATTTTGGTGGATCTTTGTCGTATATATCATAACCCTTTCTCCAGAAGAAAAACTTCTCTAAAATAACATAGGGCGACAGCCAATGATTTCTAAAATTTGAAGTATATATTTTCATTTTTTAATTAAGTTCTCTTTAAAGATTTTCCAACAATTTTCCCATGTCCATCTACTGCTATTTTCGTAAACTTTATTTCTATCTAAATATAAACAAGCTTGTACAGCATCTTCAAGATTTTCATTCATAAAACCTGTAACACCTTGTTCTAAAATATCAATCGGTCCTGGAACAGGATAAGCAGCAACGGGTGTTCCTACACTTAGACTTTCGATGATAACGATACCAAATGTATCAGTCTTGCTCGTAAATACAAAAACATCAGCTTCGTTAAAATATGATGCTAATTCTGATCCAGTTTTCTTTCCGACAAATGTAATATCTGGATATTTCTTTTTCAATTCATTAAGATAAGGACCATCACCTACAATTATCTTATCAACACGATAATCGTTTAACTGTAGTTCGCAAAAATCGTCAAGCCCTTTTTCTTTACTTACTCTACCAACGCTTAATAGTGTGATTGGTTTTCTAAATGTTCTATCAGTTCTTTTAAAAATAGTTCTATCAACCCCTCGTGTCCATGGGATTATATCACCATCAAAACCGTGCGATTTTAGATCATCAACCATTGTTTGTGTGGTTGTAAGAACCTTTCCGGAATGTTTATGGAACCACCTAACATATGAATATGTAATTGATTCTGGAATATTATATAACTCTTTAAGAAACTCTGGGAATTTTGTATGGTATGCGGTCGATTTGTTTAACTTATCAAGTGATGAATAAGCATCTTCTATATCAAGAAATGAAACGTGGTTTTGGTGATAATTTGATTCGTGATAATACCACCAAATCCCCCATGATTTTGTTTGAGGATAATACCAAATTATCCCATTTTCATCCATTTTTGAAATTATTCTATGCTGTGCCATCACTATTCACCTTTGTTACAAAAATATCAAGTTTTTTATCATCAGACCAATTTTTACAATAATTATTATCTTTATCACAAATATTTAATAATTCTTCTTTTGATACTACTCTATGCGATACAATAGTTTCACCTAAATCTTTTTGAGAAAACTCTGAAGCTTCTTCCATAACTACAGTATCTAATGCCAATTCAGATTTACCTTTAGGAACTTCTACCATATATCTCATTCTATATTGTTGTATACATTCTACTAATACGAATTCAGTTTCTTCTTTTTCAACTCTTTTCAATGTAAAACCTCCATCACTATTATCGATAAACTCTACAATATTATTTTCTGATAATTCAGCTTTAATTAAAATATCTTCTGGTAAATCGATATATAAATCACCGTTTATATCTTCTTTAATTGTTGTAATTGTCATAATGTATTTCCATGTATATCAGTTTTTCTACCGCCAGTTTGAATAGATCCACCACTATAAGATGATTCTCTAGGAGTAAATTGAGGTGGTGAGTTATTAGACGAAACTTCATATGTCCATTCTACAACAGCATTATCTTTAGTAACAGTTATTTCAGCATTATCAGGAAGAATTACTTTCTCCTTAACATAATTTCTTATTGCACATTGTACATCTTCTCGTGTTAATATCAATTTCATAATCAAATCCTAATGTGGTTTGTCAAATATAAGGTCTAAAATCTCTTGGAATATATGAAATGAGTAACCGACTACTGCATAAACTACATTGTTTTCGATATGAAAATGGTTATCCATAATTACAAATACACCAATCCAACTTATACAAAATATTATACATTTCATTTTTCATCCTATAATTAAAAATATAGTTTATTATACTATATTCGTATCAAAATATCAAGCACTTTATTTTGGATAGTTATCGGAATTACACATCGATGGGTTTTTTGAAAATGAAGAACATGGATTTTCTGAAGCTACTTCTATTTGTATGTAAACAAAAATTAAAATTCCAAGAATTATAATTGCCAATGTTCTCATAATACCACCTCTGTTAAAAAATTAAAGTTCTACATAATACAATTTAAAATTAATGAATGATTGCTCGTGTCTATATCCTCTTGGGTTACACAAAATTCTTGTATCGCCAACCATATAATCCCAATTGTTGTGAGTGTGTCCTGCTATCCACAATTTTATTTGTGGTCTATTTTCTATAAATTCAGTTAAATCTGAACAATATCCACCATTCATTAATTCGTCATCTTTAAATTCATCTGCGATACTTAATGGACTTGGTTGGTGGTGAGTAACAACAACTATTTTATTATCTGGTTTTGTTGCATCATTAAGAAACCATAAAGTATTGTTATGTTCTTCAATAGCATGATTTGGGGTAAATTTTCTGCCGTTTTTTTGGATAAGTCTAAAATCTCCCATATATCGTTTTATAATTTCTTTTGACGATTCACAATTATCATTCATATCTGTCCACAAAGTAGCACCAACAAATTTAACACCATCAATAATAATACTTTCTTTTTCTAATATATGAAGGTTTTTAATATACTTTAATTTGTTTTTAATATTTGGAATTGTTTTATCAAAATCAGAATGATATGATTCATGATTTCCGGCTACAAAAATGACATGTTTGAATAATTTTGAACATTGTGAGAAAAAATTGTGGATTCTAAATGAGCGAATATTATTAATCAATTCAAAATCATCAGAATAATCTATATTCTGATCTTTAAGATCATTTGCTACAAAGATATCTCCAGCAAGAACTAAAATGTCTGCCCCATTTGTATTGTTTATTTCTATGCCACTCGACTCCAAATGGAGGTCGGACATATACGCAATTTTCATCCAAAATTCCTATTAATTAAATTTTTTCCTATTATTATATCCCTATCGGATAAAATATTTCCGTATACTGTACTAAAAAATTCATCATCTTTAACCATTTTTAATAATTGGTCTTTTGTAAAATCCAATTCTATATTCTTTTTCATATGAGAAAATTTGTATGATAATTCTGTATTATATTCAACTGTTGTATCATCAAATTGTATTAAATTTAGTTTCCATCGACTATTAAACATGTTCAATTATTTCAATTGTAGATATTTCTTTTACTGTAATTTCTGATTCTTTTAACACAACACAATCTTCTTTATTGACCCATCGGATTCCATCACATTTTACAGTATAAACTCCTTCATGGATAATTTGATATCCAGAATCTTCAGTTATTCTAAAATCTACAGAAGCCCAATATATTTCATCAATGTGATTTGCATACCAATATGTTGGAAGTTTTGCTTTAATGATTTGAATTTGATACCCTTTCATCCGACCCTCGTCAATTTACTATCTGGTAGTATTATAAAATTGGTGTTATTAAATCTGATAATTCTCTATCGATTGCATCGATCTCTTTTTGTATGTTATACTTTTCTTCTTTAATATATAACATTTCAATATCAAGTTCCGTCATCAATGCTTCGAGTTTGAACTTTTCAACCAATAATTTGCGTTCCGTCATCTTCCTTTCCTAAATTTATATTCAGATTCTAAAATCGCATATATAATTAGGGGCGATAATAAAAATGCTACTGTTAAAATACAAAGTTGTAGAGCTTTTGTAACAATCCAATCTATCATAATATGACCCCTAAACGAAACTATTTATATAAATGCTGGCGTTTCTCTATTTTTCCATTTATGTAAATGAATTTTTCCCTCGCGAACATATTTTTGATAACTTGCTATTGAATTATTTTTAATGATATATTGTGGAGGCATTGCAAGTGTAGGCTCTGTAAAACTTTTTTGTTGAATATTATTAGGAACATTAGTATATAACATATCAACAAGACCAATCTGTTCACATTTATGAATTTTTCCATATCTGTAAGTATATTCTTTGCATAATTCTGATAATAATTCAGCTAACCACATATAATTTTCTGAAGATTGTCTTGCCCAAATGACAGAAGGATGGTTTATGTGAGTAGCTTTATATAATATAGCATCTCTATCGTCATCAAGTTTCCAGCGTTTGATTTTACGACCTGAAGATGCATGGACATACTCAACACCATCTAATACGCGATGAGCGGTAGATAGTAACTGACAAGATTCTTTTATTTGAGAAACTACGTGTCTATTTGTATGCCATAGTGCACAAATTGTTGGATTGTGATTAGTATAAAAGATATTCATAAAATTCCTAAAAATTTAAAAGTATAGATATATTATATCTTAAATGTATTTTAAAAACAAGCACTTTTTATGAATGAAAGAATCAAAGCTCCAGAACCTAGGGAAATGTACCAAAGGATAAAATCCAGTGCTAAGAAAAGAGGAATTCCTTTTGATATGACAGTTTATGATTTTTATTTAATAGATTTTCCAATCACATGTCCTATTTTAAATATTCCTTTAAAATGGAATAGAGGAACTCCTCAAGATAATAGTTATAGTTTTGATAGAATTGATTCATCTAAAGGATATGTTCTAGATAATTTAGAAGTTATATCCTTTAGAGCCAATCGAGCAAAAAATAATTTAACTGAAGAAGAATTAAAGAAATTGGGGTTATATTATTCTTAAATCGGTTGATTTGGCCAAACTGTTTCGAGTGGAAAT